GCGATATGGTAACGAGGTATGGAGCAATAGCGGAAAACGGTATATAAAGAAGCGAAGTAAGTCACCTTCAGTTGGCGCTACTGAAGTAAACCTCACAGGCGCAATATGGGAGCTTAGCTCAGAGGCAGAGCGCAACCCTGTTAAGGTTGATGTCGAGATATCGTAATTCTCAGTTCCCTCCAAGTACGAGACTTTTCATGGTTTTCCTCCCTTCAGCGGGTTGGTTGTTACCGCAAAATCAACAACCTTTATGCCGACTTAGCCGAATGGCATAGGCGTTAGTCTTAGGAACTAAAATTTCTGGGTTCGAATCCCAGAGTCGGTACCATGGAGCTACTTCCAAGCCTTGAGCAAATGTAGATGACTTCTGGAGCATTCAGGATTATAAGAGTGCTAACCACGAGCTGACCTCGCAGCACGAGCACAAAAGTGTCAGGGTTTTTATAACAGGGATTGATAAATGCCAGTGTTATAATATCCTTAATATTGATGAAAAGTTTATCTATAAGTGAATAACCTTGATTTCATTGAGTATTTTGAGGCGAATACTGCTGGATAATCCAGAGTAGGCTTGAGAGAGCGCCCACGAAAATAAACTGAAATCAAATGCCGAGAAAATCGTGGATTTCGTCCACCCGAAGAGTAGCTACGGTGAAATAAGTAGGGTGCGATTGGCGCCGAGGATGTGGCGAGGTTCTGGTAGACCAATTAAAAATGTCTAAGCCAGATGTAGATTGAAAGATGAAACGGTTATTTACTCGAATTGAGGATGGTAAGCAAATACCACGCCCAAAAGAAAACAATGAGCGGTTGGCTGACCTAAAGCTGTCACCTCTTTAATATATGCACCTGTCGCATAGCGGTCGATTGCACGCGCCTTGTAAGCGCGAGACTCTGTCCACATTGGTCCAAATCCAATCAGGTGCTCCATATGGCGTCAAGAAGAAAGCCTTCTCGTGGCGACGCTGTGAGCCTTAAAAGCGACTAATTTCTTCAATTATAGTCTCACCTCCTTTCTGAGACAAGGCGGCGCACGCCTGTAAGTCGTCGACATTTGAAGATGCAAAAGTGTTGCGGAGAGCATACTCTGACAAACCTCTGTGGCTGGGTCATAAGCTCGGGTAACTGACACATTCCGCCCTTGGAAATCCGTTAGTGTCGCTAAACGAGGACTACGGGAAAGGTCTTCGTTTCTTCCCATTTTCACTTGATATGCAGAACTGTGCGAAGGTCGCACCTTCGGAAAAGATCAATAGGAGCAGGAATCAGGTGATCACTGCGCAAATATCAAGTTAATCTATAATAATGCTTAAGAGAGCCTCTGCCCCAAACACAGCGCTCTGTCAAAAGAAGCCGTTTGCACGGTCTCGCAAGAGATAGTACTTGGTAGGGTTGGGAAAAGTGTGGATACAATTAACTACTCCACAGGAAATTCAATTGACAATCTTAAGCGCCCTCTGCAGGTGTCGTATAACGGCTATTACTTCTGCCTTCCAAGCAGAAGATCTGGGTTCAACTCCCAGTACTTGCTCCATATAGGCTGGCTCCTACAGCCTATCATTTTTCTACCCTTCCTTTCTGCTTACCCCCGCGATGTACGTTGTCGCGGGGGCTTTGATAAAATGGCGCGCTAGCCAAATGGTTAAGGCGCAGGCCTGCAAAGCCTTGATTCCGCGTTCGAGTCGCGGGCGCGCCTCCAACCAGAGTCACCTATGAAGGTGGCTTTTTATTTTATATATCTGTTCGGAACGCAGAGGGTCGACTTATAGAATCTAAAAGTGGTTTTAGATTTTTTCGTTGAAAAACTGTAAAATTTATATTATAATTTATTAAAAGAATATGTAGAGGAAAATAAAAATATGATTACTTATGATAAATTATTAGCAATAGCTAAAGAATATGAAGCAGATATTCGTGAATTTAGACTTGATGGAGATCTTGGGCGCCTAATGGATTTCTTAGAAGCGGTCATTGGCGCTGATCAGCTAATTTTAGTAGAAGATTTTTACAAATCATTAACAGATAATGAAAAATTGGCTTTTCAATCAATTAGAGAAACAATTGGTTTATCTGGTAATATCTCAATTGTAAAGATGATTCAAAAAACAAGCCTTTCGCGCCCTGTATGGACTTCACTATTGCAAAAAATGGAAAAATTTGGTATTGCGCAGGTCAAAAGTCAAGGTGTAAAAGGAACTTATATTGAGATAGCAAAGGAGATAGAAAATGGCAACTTATAATCTAAGTACGCGCCTTATTATGAAAAATGATACTCCATAGGCTTGGAATGAAAATAATCCAATATTAATGAAAGGCGAAGTGGGTTGCGCAATTGATTCTGATCAAGGAATCGTCACAGTAAAAATAGGAGATGGTGTACATCAATGGAAGGAGTTAGAAGTGAGAATGGGTACTAAAGAAGAACAATTACAAACAGCACAGAGTAGTATGAGCAATGCTCTGCAGAAAATAGCAACAGCAGCAAAATCATACGGTGTTTCTTTATCAGAAATGATGGAGTCTATACGTAATCTTAGTGCAACTGGCGCTAATTGTGAGTTGTTGCTAGAAAATATCAATGAAAGCGAGAAGCTTAAATGCATCGATCGCCGCCAATTCAAAACACTTAATTATAAACACGAAGTAGAATAAAAGCAGATCATATAATCTGCTTTTATTTTTTTAAAAATTTATGATATAATAAATTATAAAATAAAAAAGGGAAAAAAGAGAGGAAAAGAAAAATGGAAATGACTTATAGTGGAGGAGATGGAGTAATGAAAGATATCACTGCAAAAGAAGCAAATCTTTTTACCAAGAAACCAATGACTCTAGGTAAAAAATATAAGAAAAATCTTATGAAACATATCTGGGCAGCTGCAACTGAAGGATATTTTCAAACTCGTATAAATGTAGATGGTCCCTCTGAGGCAGAAGCGGTTGGCTCTTATTTAGAGAAGTTGGGATATAAAACTCTTACGCTCGGCAGTAAAATGATAATTGTTAAGTGGGAGGATACAAATAATGAATAAAGTTTTAATTATAATCGATATGCAGAATGATTTTGTGTATGGCGCCCTTGGAACACCTGAAGCGCGCGATATTATCTATAATGTGCGCGATAAAGTAATTGAAGCGCGCCAGAATGGAGATATAGTTATTTTTACTATTGATAAACACTATGACGAAGAAGTGTACGCCGTTTGTCTTGAAAGTAAATATGTGCCGCCCCATTGTATGGAAGGGACTGAAGGTGAAGATATTATTCCTGAGCTTTATTCTTTCGTATTTTATACTGCACATAAATCCACTTATGGATATACAATGTGGGATAATTGGGCGGATCGATTTTGTTGCGCAGATGTAATTGAACTTTGTGGCGTTTGTACGGATATATGCGTAATCTCTAACGCATTGATATTACGTAGCATGTATCCAAATACCCAAATCCGCGTAGATGCAAGCTGTTGCGCCGGACTTACACCAGAGAAACATAAAGCAGCGCTTGAAGTAATGAAAAGTTGCAATGTGGAGGTTATCAATGATGAAAGTTAAAGAATTTTTGGCGCGCTATGACGCAGGAGAGAATTTCAATGAACACGAGCTTAAAGATATCTTTTATCTTGATTTTGACGAGGATGAAAACGACACTTGTTGCATTATTGAAGAAGAATATGATGAACCGCGTCGTTGGAACCGTAATCACACTCGTTGGGTAAATATTAATGAGCGTTTCTTTGAGCTTAATGCAGATGAGGCTTTGACTGAACTTCAAGATACTGAATATTGGCGCCAGCCACAAGAAGTCAATTGGACACAGGTAACAAAAACTATTACCGTGACTGAGAATCAATATAATTATATTGAAAGAAATAAATCAAATTAAGGAATTTTAATTGATTTTTAATAAAAAAAATGATATAATATATATGTAATAAATGATAAGAAAGAAAGGAAATAAAAAAGAATGAATGATTTTAATTACAATGCAAATGACAATAGAGGTCGCACACGCGACCTTGTACTTGCAGTCAATGAATACGTCCAGATTCAGGACTGCACTAACGGTGAGATTAGAACCTATGCAGGACCTGCTATGGTAACTATTTCTCAGCAGCAGACTTGTGTTATTTTCAACAATAAGACAAAGAAATTCGATGAAGTAAAAGACTTCGAGCGAGCAAAACAGCTATTTGTATCGGCGCCCGAGGGTTGGTATGTGATTCTCAAGAACCCTACGGCAGATGGTGTATACCCTCTTGCAGGTAAGTCGAATGTTACTCCCGATAATATGAAAATTGGTATTAAGGTTAATATTTCTGGACCTGCTTCCTTTGCGCTATTCCCTGGTCAGATGGCAAAAGTTATTCGAGGACATAAGCTTCGTTCTAACCAGTACCTCATTGCTCGCGTTTATGACGCAGTGGCAGCCGCCAAGAACGCTGCTTCCGCAACTATTCTCGATGCAGAAGGTAAAGAGATCGTTAAGAAAGAGACCTACTTTACAGGTCAGCAACTTGTAATCAAGGGTACTGAAGTATCTTTCTATATTCCTCCTACGGGTATTGAAGTTCTCGCTTGTGAAGATAACTCTTCTGAGTATGTGCGCGATGCAGTCACCCTTGAGCGCCTTGAGTATTGTATCCTTAAAGATGAAAACGGTGAAAAGGTCTATGCTCATGGACCCAAGGTTGTATTCCCTACACCTACACAGACCTTCGTACAGACCCCTCAGAAGGGCGTAATATTCCGCGCACTTGAACTTTCGCCTATTAGCGGTATTTATGTAAAGGTTATCGCAGAATATACAGAGAATGGAGTTAAGCATCCTGTTGGCGAAGAACTCTTTATTACAGGTAATAATCAGATGATTTACTATCCTCGCCCTGAGCACGCACTTATTCAGTATGACGGTAAGTATATGCATCATGCAATAGCAATTCCTGAGGGCGAAGGACGCTATATCCTTGATAGAATTAAGGGAACTGTTAAGATGGTCAAGGGTCCCGCTATGTATCTTCCTGATCCTCGTTTTGAGGTAGTTGTTAAGAGAGTACTTTCTGTTAAGGAGTGCGAAACTTTCTATCCTGGCAACCGTGAGGCGCTTGAATATAACCTCGGTCTTTCTGAAGCAAAGGCTGAGCGCGATGCGCGCAATGGTAAGTCTAACAAGACAGACATAATTAATAATGCATATAGCACTGCAAATCAAAATGATGCTCTTGCGATTTTTGCGGCAACCGCTAATATTTCGCGCGGTGTATCTTATACAAAGCCTCGTACTATTGTGCTTGATACAAAGTATGATGGAGTTGTTGCTATCAATGTATGGACTGGCTATGCAGTAAATGTTGTATCCAAGTCTGGTAAGAGAGAGACAATCATTGGTCCTGCTACTCGACTCCTTGAGTATGATGAGACTCTTGAAATTGTAAATCTTTCAACAGGTAAGCCTAAGACAACAGACAATCTGATTCAGACTGCATATCTCCGTATTGACAATAATAAGGTATCTGATATCATCAGTGTTCAGACAAAGGACTTTGTTGATGTTAAGTTCCTTCTCTCCTATAATGTAAACTTCCTTCCCGAATATAAGGATAAGTGGTTCTCTGTAGATAACTATGTAAAACATATGTGTGACAGAATGCGCAGTCTCCTTAAGCGCGAAGCTAAGAAGTATAATATTGAAGAGTTCTACGCAAAAGCGGCAGACATCATCAGAAACACTGCGCTTGGCAATGTAGCTAAAGCAGAAACTGATCAGGCGCCTCATAACGGAAGACTCTTTAAAGAAAATGGTATGCTTGTAACTGATGTTGAAGTTCTCAATGTTCAGGTTGAGGCGCAAGTCGCTAAGATGATGGAAGCACACCAGAAGGAAATGATTCAGAAAACTCTTGAACTCTCTGATGCTACTCGTAAATCTGAAATGGTTAAGCAGATTGCTAAATTCGATCGTGAAGAGGCAGAACTTAATCACCAGAATAAGATGTATGCGCTTGAGCTTAACCAGAAGGCTGAAGAAGAAAAGCTAAAGAATCAGGCGGAGATCGCCGCTATGAAGCGTGCTGAGGCAACAGCTGAAGCTACTGCCAAGTCTGATATGCAGCCTATCTTCGATGCAATTCAGAAAGCACAGCTTGCTCGTGATAAGGCGGCAGATGATGCCAAGATCGCAACTGAGAAGCAGCTTGCTGCAATAGAAGAAGCAAAACAGAAGGCATATGCAGACAACGTTGCTAAGATATTTGCGGCAATTAGCCCTGATCTTGTAGCAGCACTTGAGTCTCAGGCAAATGCAGAGATTATGAATGGACTTGGCAAAAACCTCGCGCCTGCCGCTATGGCTAAGGGTGAATCTCTCGCTGAGACATGGAACACTCTGCTTCGTGGAACCAGCCTTGAGAAAACAATGAAAAATATTGTAGAGGCTTCAAAAGAATAACTTAAAGTAATCTAAAGCCATCGGTTCGCGCCGATGGCTTTATTTGACTTTTATATAAAATTTTATTATAATTATAAAAACAGGTCAAAGTAAATTACTTTATCTTCTTTAATTTTTATATATAAAATGAAGAAAGAAGTTTATCTGGAATGATGGTAAACTTATTCTCCAAATTTTGAAAAGATAAATTAAAGGAGAAAATGCTATGGCAAAACAAATTAATGCTCGTATCTAGCATAAAATAGGTACGGCCGCAGAATGGGAATTAGCTACGACTTTTATACCTTTAAAAGGAGAGTTAATTATTTATTCTGACGGTAAAGGAGGAGAATCTAAGCCTCGATTAAAAATAGGAGATGGAACGACTAAGGTAGGAAATCTTCCTTTTCTAGAATTAACTGGAGAGAAAGGTGACGATGGTTATACTCCTGTAAAAGGAACGGATTATTGGACAGATGAAGATAAAAATGAAATAGTTTCAGCAGTAATAAATGCCCTACCTGTTTATAATGGGGAGGTAGAATGATGGCTGAACATAATATAAATGTAACAAGCGGATCTTCCATTCGTTTAAAAACAGCAGGTAAATATTGCGATCGTGATATTATTGTAACGGCTTTAAATGCAGATACAGAAGAACAAAGTAAACTAGCTAAAATAATTGATAGAACAATTACTGAAATAACTACACAGGATTTAGCTAATATAACAAAAATAGGACGAGCTGCTTTTGAGGGCTGCACATATCTTACAAAAATAAATATACCAAATAATATTACTTATATTGGTGATTATGCTTTTTCAAATTGTCATGGACTTGAGTCAAATGCAAATATAATTATTCCTAACACTATTACACAACTTGGAGTAGGTGTTTTTACTAATTGTGCTAAGCTTAAGAGTTTAAGTCTACCCGATAGTATTACAAAAATAGGAGATGAAGCATTTTATAATTGTACATCTCTTATAGATATATCTTTACCCAGTAATATTTCCTGGATTGGATATCGCATGTTTAGCGGTTGTAAAGTTCTTTCAGGCATAACTCTACCTAGTAATATTACAGCAATTGGAGAGCAAGCTTTTTATGGGTGTAAGGCTCTTACACAAATGAATTTTCCTAATGGCGTTACAACTATTAGATCAAGCGCATTTGCCAACTGTACTTCAATGCAATATTACGATTTTTCTTTTCATACAAGTATACCAACTCTTGCTAATACAAGTGCTTTTTTAAACATTCCTTCAAATTGTAAAATTAGAGTTCCCTATGAACTTGTTGATGATTGGAAAGCAGCAACAAATTGGAGTGTTTATAGAGATTATATTGTAGGTATGATAACATTTTATATTGAAGGAAATGATATGCAAAAAGAATCATATTTCGCCGAGAGTGGTATGACTTGGCAAGAATGGATTGATAGTATTTCAAGTAATGATGATGCAGAATATGTAGTTCAAAATGATTATATAATAGAAAATTCTACAGGTCGATATGTGCTTTTAAATGAGTACACTGCTGTTAAACCCAGTGATGTTATTAGAATAAATCATTCATATATAGTTTCAGATTCATTACCTATTTCAACCTCAATATTTTATATCGAAGATAATCTAACGGGAGACGAGTTCTATAGATTTGAAGAAGGTATGACTTGGCAAGACTGGGTGAATAGTGAATATGGTACATACTATATTATTCAAGATGGTTTTGTGGTAGAAGAGGGATCACAAGTAGCGGTATATTGCAATGATGGTAGTAAGCCAGTTTTCCCAAGTAGTCTTATTATGGCAAATTATACATACACAATTGGAGACATACCAGCAGGAACAACAAGTCCAATGAGAATAGAGCTTCTTGCCGCTGAAAATACTAAAACAGTAAATATAGATTCATAGAATAGATTAACATTAAATGGTATTGACAATTTAACTTCAAATATCAACTCTATTAATATTAATGAAAATAATGAACTTACAATTAATTATGCAACTTCAACCGACACTCAAATAGATGCTTACTTTAGTTTTGAAAACGAAACAAGTACAATAACATTTACTATTAATGGAACAGAATACACATCTAATAGGAATATGATTTGGAGCGATTGGTGTAATAGCTCATATAATAAAGCAGGTTTTGTTCCTTATAATAGCTCATATAATCAAGACTTAATAGCAACATCTGCAACTGATGAAGATGGAGATGGATATATCGGCGCAGTATACTACAATAGCGATGATATCAAGATGATGGTATCTTATAATGATACAATTACAGAAAATGGTGTATATTATATAGATGATTCATATATTACACTTGAAATCACTTTCACTATTGAAGGAATAACATACATGGCTGAGCCTGGTATGACGTGGTATGAATGGTGCGATAGCGCGTATAATACAAAGGATTTTGTTATTTGGAACTCTCTTACTGTTAACGGAGAAGAAAACTGTGTAGCAGAATCTATTATCGATGAAGATGGAGATGGATATATCGGCGCAGTATGGCTTAATGATGGTAGCGGTAGACATTGTCGTGATTTGGATATTATTATAGGAAGATGTAACTATTATATCGATGCTGTAGGGATTGAAGTAGAAATAACAAGCCCAATATCAATAGAGCTTCTTGCAACTGAAAATACTAAAACAATAAATATGGGTTCGTAGAACAATGAATTAATAACCTTAAATGGTATTGATAATTTAACTTCAAATATTAACTCTATCGATATTGAAAACAATAACCTTACAATTGATTATACGACTTCAACAGATACTCAAATAGATATTTACTTTAATTTTGAAAACGAAGAAGAGCCAACACCTAGCACAATAACATTCTATATTGACGGTAACGATGCAGGAGATGAATCATATACAGTCACCGAGGGTATGACTTGGGCTGATTTTATGAACGCCAGCGACGGCAGTTACTATGTTCCTTCTGAAAATTATTGGAGTGATCCATTGATACCTGGATATGTTTGTGAGGACATGACGGGAAATCTTATATGTTTGAGAGAAGACGAAGATGAGGATGGTAACATCATATATAAATATGTTAAAACAAGTGATACAATCGTAGCAAATCACACATATACTCTTACAAGAACATTGCCTATAATTACCTTTACCGTTAACGGAGCATCATACACCGCCTTAGAAGGTATGACTTGGCAAGAGTGGATTAACACTCCATATAACACAAGCGGATTTTATGTTGATGAATATAATCAGGTTATCGATACAAATTATTATGATAATCAGTTTTACGTCGACATCAACTCAATGTCTCAGGGTTTTGTAAAACTAACTGATATGATAATAGCAAACAACGATTATAACTCGTGATAATAACACAGTATCAATGGGGTACAAATTATACCCTCTTTGAAATAATAAATAAAATAAATATTATAAAGGAGATTAACAAAATGGCAACATTAATGAAAAGCACAAACAATGGTTGGAAACTTCTTGACAATTCAGGCAATGTAGTTTTGACTATTGCTAACAACACAGCGGAATTTAGTACTAATATAACACTTCCAAATTCTATTTCTTGTAAAGATTCGTGGGGATCTACGACATCTTCCAAAAACTTGGAAACAATTTTAAACAATATTATTGATAATATAGATTATGTTGAAGGAATGACTTGTCTCAAAGAAGATACCGATATCCTTATGATGGATGGAAGCTCTAAAAAAATTTGCGATGTTCGTTATGGAGACTATGTTAAAAGTTGGGACCCACTTACCAAAACCTATATCAATGCAAAATGCTATGGAGCTTTTGTTACTGCTCAAACAAGAGGATGGGAAACTTTCGTTTTTGATAACGGTTCTTTGTTACAGATTCGTCAAAGCCATACAATTTTTTCTGCAAAGAAAAATGAAGTAGTAGGAAGTAAAATATGGAAAGTAGGAGATAAAGGCTGTGGTCTTGACGGAGCTGAAATAACTTTAGTAAAAAAAGCAACTATAGCAGACTCAATCAATCGTAAGAGCTATATTCTTATAGTTGAAAATAATTTATATTTTGCTAACGGTGTTTTAGTAGGACATTTTCCCAACGATAAAATAAATGCTTATTATCGTTGGACAAAAGCATTTTCTGAACTAACTCCTGAAGAATTAGAATTTTTTAAAGCTACGGGAGAAATTTATGATAAAGGTCGTCGTCTTGAAATTGATGAAAAAGATTATTTAACCGCTGCCGCACCTACTTTTGGACAAATTAATATTGCAAAGCAAAAAATAGATAATTATAAAAAAAGTTTAGCCAAAAAAGACTATAAGACAATAAAATATATCCAAGGAGATCTTTCTGAGGAAGAATTTTATACTCATGCAACAGAAGCTAAAGCTCTTCGTGAAAAAATTGCTGAACAAGAAGATATAATATCTATTTACAATAAGCATTTAGAAGAGCTAAGAGAACAATATAATATTAAACCAAATAAAATGGAAGATATTTATAAAGAAGCATTTACAATAGATATCGAGCATACAAGAAATAATGGTTACAATTAAACAACTTAAAGGCACTCTTATGAGTGCCTTTTGATTTTATTAAAAAAATATGTTATAATAAATTATAAAAGAAATGAAAAGCAAAAAGAGAGGAAAAGAAAAATGTTGCCAACACTTAAAATTCACTTTGAAAGATGGAAATTTAATAAAGATTATGGTGTTTATGTATCAACGCATGGGCGCTTTCGTAATAGAGATAAAGCCGATTTGCCTATTAAAATAAGTCAGAAAGGGTATTGTTGTGTTAAAGTTGATTGCACAACTTGCACGAAAATACTTGCTCATCGTTTAGTGATGCTTACTTAGCGCCCCACGGATGAGGCTGAAAATCTTACTGTTGATCACAAAAATCATAATAAAAGAGATAATAGCTTAGAAAATCTTGAGTGGGTAACTTATGAAGAAAATATTAAACGCGCAAAGATGGATTTTATTGGCAAAATTGACAACTCAAAAGAAATAGTTTCTGCAGGTTGTCCTTACGGTCAAAAATATGATGCTTTTGAGATTATTCCTCGAAATGCGCCCGCCTCAAGTAAAGTAAAAAATAAATTTACAGTAAAAAATGGTGACATAGCCATCACAGAAGCGCTTACGCTTATTAAAAAACAGATGGGCGCAGAATTTGAAAGTAAAAAAATGCGTAAAAAGATTAAAACAATAGCTGTTCAACCTGATGTTGAAAAGTTATTTTGTTATGGATTTGAAATAAGGGGGATAAAAGCGTGAGACTCTGGCATCAAAAACTAATACCCTACCTTCCTAGACAACAATTGCTAGGTCAACATCGCGAATGTGCCGCTTTAAGAGGTAAAGGTTGGGGTAAGAAACATGCGACAGTTGATTATGTGTTTACTCATAGACCTGAACTATTGGTTGCATATCATTGGCACATTATGATGGAAATGCAGAAAAGAGGATATCACCCTGATCTCATTTGGGAAGATCCTAACTGGAGAGGAAATGTTTTACAACATGATATTAACTGGGTTGATACCACAGTATTATCTAATATTTGGATGGATGCAAACCAAATGAGTAAAATCATTTATCCCGAACATAACGATGAATACTTGAAAGAGTGCATCGACAATCTTCGCGGCAAAGGCGTTGATGTGTCGGAAATGGAGAAACTACTATGAAAGAAAGACTTGTCGAATTAAAAAATAAAGCCACTGAAAGAGCTAATTATTATGCAGGGCTTGGATTTTTAAGACTTGCAAGTGAATTTACAGAGTTTGCAAATTTTTTGAATGAAATTGAAAATAAAGAACAAGGAGAAAAGAAAAATGAAGAAATTCCTCAAAACTAACAAACATCGTATTATTGTCACAGTATGCATGCTTTTAATAGCGCTGGCGCTATGTTCATGCTCTGAAGGTTGCGCCCGTAGCTGCAAAGATATGGATAGTAACTGGAATGGCGGTCTATATCGAACTGTTAAAGTTTATGATATAGATGGAGATCTTGTCGCAGAGTATTCTGGTAAGTTTGACATCGAAACTGATCATACTACTTATATTCTTTGGGATGATGAACAAGGTATGCGTCATATTATTTACTTTTCGACATTCAATGTTATCATTGACGAAGTAAATCCTTTAGAAGATAAATAAAAAAGAGAAGAGAAAAAAATGAAATATAAAATTTTTACGTCAGATTCAATAGAAACTCTTCACAACGAAACTGAGATAGGTGAAGCTAATACCTATCAAGAAGCTTGTGAAATAATTCGAGAAGCTATCCCTAAGGCGGCAAACAATCCCTATTGGCGCATTTTAATGGCTGAAACTGCAACTTTTATTGACTATGGTAGCTGGTCAAAATTTGCCGCAATTGTCCCACCTATTCCAACACATATTATAACAGGAACGGAAACATAAAGGAATCGATTGACTTTTTCAAAAAATTATGTTATAATAATATGCTAAAGAAAATTAAAATGAGAAAGAGAGAAAATAGTATGACAAAAAGTAATGTAATGATTGAAGAAGAAACAATTGATTTAGAGTTTGAAACAAGTGATTATTTGCCCGATGCCACAAGAGCTTATATCAACTCTATAAGACATATTCCGTTGTTGACAGCAGAAGAAGAACAAGAGCTCGGCGCAAAGATTACTCAAGGTGATTTATCGGCGCGAAATAAACTTATTGAATCTAATCTGCGTTTGGTTATTAGCATATCAAAACGATATACTAATAAAACTAAAATCCCTTTTCTTGATTTGATTCAAGAAGGTAATATCGGATTGATACGCGCAGTTGATAAATGGGATTATACAATGGGATATAAGTTTTCTACCTATGCCACCTATTGGATTAAACAGTCTATTTCAAGAATGTTGGTAGAGCAGTCTCGTACAATTCGCGTGCCGCATCACATTATCGAAGCTTTGAATAAACTTGGTAGAGCGAATAGTGAGTTATATCAAGAATTTAAGCGCGAGCCTACTGCCGCAGAACTTGCCGCCTATATGAAGCTTGATATTAATAAGGTGCGCGAACTTCAAAATATTGTAAAAGAGCCTGTTTCTATTGATCAGACTTTGAACGACGAAGATGATGCTACTATTGGAGATCTTATAGCAGACGACGGCGCAGAGTCGCCCATTGAAGATATATTCAAAGCAGAAGTTTCTCAAAAGATAAAGACAGTATTATCTACTCTTGATGAACGAGAAGCTGATATTGTAATTCGTAGATATGGATTAAACAATCAAAAAGCGCAGACTTTGGAAGACGTTGGCAAGGTTTATGGTCTTTCAAAAGAGCGCATACGTCAGATTGAAGAAAAAGCTATGAGAAAACTGCGTAATCCTATGCGCGCTAGTATGTTAAAAGAATGTTTAGAGAATTAAAGGAGATAAAGAAAAATGTATAAAGCATATATAACTACACTGAAAAATGTGCGTAAGCATCCTAATGCAGATAGACTGCTTCTTGGAGATTGCTTTGGTAATACCGTATGCGTATCCACTAGCTATTTTGAAGGTCAAGTGGGTATTTATCTACCCACTGATGGTCAGGTATCGGTAGAATTTGCTGAGCATAATAACCTACTCCGTAAGAAAGATGATGCAGGAAACCAGATTGGTGGATACATGGACCCAGATAAAAGAAATGTAACCGCAATTCGTCTGCGCAGTGAGAAGAGTGACGGTCTTTTCCTTCCTCTATCAGCGCTTGACTATTGCTTTGAGGATGGGGCGGCCGCCGCTCATCTTAAAGCTGGAGATATAATTGATGGTCTAGTTAACGGACACGAAATCTGCTGCAAGTATATACCTCGTACCAACATTCGCCGCGGTACTGTAACTGAAGGCAATAGAACTCGTAAAAAGAAAGTTCCTACTGCACCTCTCTTCAAAGAGCATGCGGATACTGAGCAGTTGGCATATAATCTCGGCGCTTTTAAAGTAGGTGATGAAATTGAGATCACGCTTAAGATGCATGGAACTAGTCAAAGAACAGGATGTCTACCTACTCTTAAAGGATATAAGCGCAGCTTTTGGAAGAAGCTTACTCGCAAGGAAGGCACTCCTATTTATGATTGGGGTTATGTTTCTGGCACCCGCCGCGTAGTTCTTGAAAATTATGATGGCGGTTTTTACGGAAGTAACGAGTTTCGTGAACAACACTCTAAAATATTCGAGGATAAGCTGAATAAAGGAGAAACGGTCTACTATGAAGTAGTAGGATTCACAACCAATGGTGCTCCTATCATGGGTGATGCTTCTAACAAGAAGCTTAATGATAAGGAATTCATCAAGCAGTATGGCGAGATTACTCGTTTCTCCTATGGATGCGAGCCTTTTGGTTTTAAAGTTACTGAATATGATGAACCTAACGTCATGCCCACTATAGATTATAGCATCCCTCAGTCAGACATCTATGTTTACCGTATGACAATGACTAACGAGGATGGTGAGATAGTCGAGTACACTCCTGACCTCATGCGTTACCGTTGCGAGCAGATGGGGGTTAAGACTGTGCCTGTATTTGGAAAAGTTATATTAAGCGCTGATCGCGCGCATTTTGTAGCACCCGATGGCTATGATCACGATTATCTTCTTAAAGAGGGAATGACTCTTGGTGACCTTGTAATGAAGATTGCAGAAGAATTTTATGATGGCGCCGATCCTATTGGAAAGACCCATGTCCGTGAAGGAGTAGTTGTGCGTATAATCAATAGACCTAAGTTCGCCGCATACAAACACAAGAACTTTAGTTTCAAGTGTCTAGAAGGGCTGGTCAAAGCCGAGGCCGCCGCACCTGATATGGAAGAGGCTCAAGAGGTTACTGAAGAATAAAAAGGTCAAAATAAATTAAAATAATCTCCTTTATTTTCATATTTTTATAGATAAATAGCTTGCCGCTAACTACTATAAAATTTGAGAATAAAGGAGATTATACATATGAGATTTGGTATTCGTGAAGTATGCGATATGCACTTAGAAAAACTTTCTGGTGTTGGTCCAGCGCAATTCGACATTGAGACAGCCAAAACTTCTACTCTTGAAGGTGCTTCTACTACCGTTTATGCACAAGGAGGAAAAGGAAACTCTCGTTTAATGGCTTGGGAAGGTGAAAAAACACTTACCTTTACCGTTGAAGATGCACTTATTACAATGGAAAGCTTTTATGCCTTAACTGGAGCAGATGTAAAAGATACTAATAATGGTATTAAATTTACATCTAAAACAACATCTTTTGCTGGATATTATAAAATTACTGCTGATACTTTATTTAGAGATGAATCTGGTAATGATCATCCAGCATATATTGTAATTCCAAGAGCAAAATTACAATCTAACCTTAATTTAGCAATGGCTCCTTCAGGAGATCCTTCTGCTTTTACTTTCACTTTTGATGCGATGCCTGGTATTACAGAAGAAGATAAGGATGTATTATTTACTCTTGAGATTTATGATAAAGAAGATGTCACAATGACAATTCCTACAGGAACAGCTATTTTCGTTCAAATTGAAGGAGTGCCTACAATAGAAACAACAGAAACAACTTTAAGTATTGCTAATACTGGTGTTGTTACACTTGGCGCCGAAGAAATAACAATGGATGCTGCGATATGGAAAACGGGAACTATCATCACTGATTTGTCTAAATTTGTACAATATGGTGAAGCAGGAACTTTCACTCTTAGCGCAGGTACAAATAAATTCTATATTATCTAAAAACAACAAAAGCCGCTTTTTAGCGGCTTTTTTGATTTTATTAAAAAAATATGTTATAATAAATTATAAAATAAGAAAGAAATGAAAAGAAGGGAATAAAAATGATAGGTGCAATAGAAGCTAAAAGAATAGCAGATAGTTTTAATAGTCGCGAAAGAGAACGCGCAAAGCAGTTTGCAATAGATGAAATTAATCGTTTCATTAATCCGCGTATTAAAAAAGCAGCAAGTGAAGGAGAATACCATGTTTCCTATAAATGGACTAAAGAAGTCTTTTGGGAAAAAGAGTTTACATTCTCAGTATTTGAAGATGTATTAATTGATCTTCTTACGGATTTTGGATATAGTGTTGAACTCCAAGAGATCAAAGGATCGGGAACAATAATCCCCGTAGAAATAAAAATATGGATTAGTTGGAAGGAGATAGAAGAATGAGTAAATTAATTATGATGTGCGGAGTTCCAGGTTCTGGTAAAAGTACTTGGATAAAAAATAATTTTCCAGATATAATACCTGTATCAAGAGATGCAATTCGTTTTGAATTGCTTGATAAAAGAGGCGGCGAGTATTTTGACTATGAAGATGAAGTTTTTGATAAGTTTATTTATCAAATTATTGGCAGTCTTATAGTAGATGAAATTGCAATAGCAGATGCGACTCATCTTAATAAAAAGGCGCGCGCTAAAGTTCTTAATAAAGTCGCTAAATTTGCAGATGAAATAGAAATAATAGTAATAGAGGTTCCTCTTGAAACTGCACTTATAAGAAACGAACTGCGCGAAGGGCGCGCACGAGTGCCGCGTGGAGTCATTCGTAGAATGTTCTTTCAAATGGAGGCACCTACAAGAGATGAAGGTTTTACTAAAATTACTCGTATTAGAGAGTGGTGATTAAATGCAATGTCCAATGAAAACTAATCAATATGGTCATAGTACAGAGTGTGAAGCAAAGCGTTGCGCTTGGTGGGACTATGATAAACAGCAGTGTTGTATTAAGACGCATTGCGTTTCTTCTAAAAGTAATACTGATATTCTACAAGCGATAGGAATATTAAATAATTATAATTTTGCAGTAAATGAACTAAATAAAATGATAGAAAGGATGTAAAAAATATGGGTAAAATATATGTAACTAGCGATTTGCATCTATCCCATATTCAACCATTTGTATGGGAAGCACGAGGATTCACTTCTCCAGACCATATGAACGAAGAAATTATTAAAAGATGGAATGAATTGGTTGATCATGAAGATGATGTCTGGATTCTTGGCGATTTAATGATGAATGATAATGAAAAAGGGGCGGCCGCTCTTAAACAACTCAAAGGACATATTCATGTGGTTTGTGGCAACCATTGCACGGATACTCGAATTGCTATATATAAAGAACTTGGATACGATGTTCATTTTGCATATAGGTTAAAATACAAAAAGAAAAGTTTTTATCTTAGCCATTATCCTACCCTTACAGGCAACGGAAAAGACAAATGTTGGTTAGCTACATGGAATTTACATGGACACACTCACTCTACTTCAAAGTGGTGTGAACACTCTTTTTGCTACAACGTAAATATGGATGCGCATGATTGTAGACCCGTACTACTTGATACAGTTATTGAAGAGATTACTGAGCATTGGAAGGAGATTCAAAAGAATGATTAATATTATATTTCCTATTTACCATTGGTTTATGGAAAACCGTTTTGAAATTGAAAAAATATTTTATGCTATAAAGGAGAAAATAGAGCTACGATGAAGCAACATACATTAATTGAAAATATAAAACCAGATTCTCATAGCTATCTGGTAACAATAGGTACAGATTTAGGAGAGTTTACTGGCGCCACAGTTTGCCGTGAGGAGGACTGGGCGCATGAAAGTGATATATTCGGTTGGACTCTTGCAGAAACAAAAGCTGAAATTGAATATGCAAAAGCAAAAAAAGCTTTTTATTCTGCGCAACTTAAGGCGCTAACTGAATTCTGGCGTAATATGATCACTACTCGCACCTATAATGTAGATGATTTTTGGGTAAAAAAGATGCGAATTAAAGTAGACGAAGTCAAAGCACGATATGATGAATGGTCTGCGCGCATTCAATACCTTAAACGCTCTTATCATAATACCATTATTACTCGTGACCTTGGTTTCAAAAATGCTACTCTTCAAAGAGCGCTTAAGGACAAAACTAATTAATATATCTATTGCATTTTTCATAATTATATGAAAGGATGTGATACCGATGCAAACAGTATTTTATATTATTGCTGCGGTACTCGCTGTAGCATTTCTTGTAATAATGTTCATCTTTAAACGTAATACATTAAAGAAATGGCTGCTTGAAGCTGTTACTGCCGCAGAAACAGAAATCGGCGTAGGGCATGGACAAGACAAACTAAGGTTAGTTCATGATAGACTAGTTCAAAAGTTCCCACTAGTAGGAAAAGTATTACCATTTAAACTCTTTTCAAAAATGGTAGATTCAGCACTTGAAATAATGAGAGAAAAGTTAAAGAAGGGAGAGTAATCTTCCTTCTTTGATTTTTTATTAAAAATATATTATAATTATTATAAGAAATAAAAAATAAAAAAAGGAAGAATTGATATATGATTGATTATTATACGGGCACTCCAATAGAACAAGGCATGCCTAAATACTATGAGGCGCCAAACCTTGCCTCTATGCAACTTAATACTCTTACCCTTGAGCGGAATGCAGTACTGGTTGCGCGCATCTCTCGAAATTCGGGCTATGATTTTGAAAAACTTAATACATTAAAACGCACTCTTCAAGATTGCTTTCCTAATCATAATGTTTTTATTTGGTATGATGATATTGATTTTACAGTGATTAATGATAATGGATATAAATCAGAAAGGATTGCAACTATAAATGACTCCCAAAATTACTATTAAGAATACTTGTCGTCACTTCGGTAAAATACTCAAACATAAATATTGGGTATTTTATTATTGTTGTAAAGCAGGTTCCCTTGGCGCGGAATTAAACACGATATGTCTAAATTCTCACCGACTGAATTCTGGGAGTCGGTGAGATACTATCAAGGTAATCGCTCTCCCATTGACGCTTGCAAAGAAGATAAAGGTGTCTCTAAAGCGTGGATGCACCACAAAGGTAGAAACACTCACCATTACGAATATTGGCAGGACAATTTTGACAATGGTGGGCACCCTGTACAGATGCCTTATAAAGATGCAGTAGAGATGCTCTGTGATTATCTAGGCGCCGGGCGCGCATATATGGGAAAGAGTTTCAGTTACCAAAAAGAATATGAATGGTGGCTGAATAAGAGTTCTAAACCTATTGCTATGCACGAACACACCCGCACATTTATTCATCGTGTTTTATGTGATTTGCCACATCATCATGACTGTTTAAATAAAAAAGAATTAGGCTTAAGATATGCTTGTTTAAGCACTGTATTAAAAATTAGAAAGGAGAGCGAACTTGGCTAAATATCATATATACACAGACGGAAGTGCAAGATTTAATCCGGGCCCAGGTGGCTGGGGAATGATCGTGATGAATGAAAATGAAACTGAGATTATTTTCACTGAGCACGACACTGAAGATCATACAACCAATAACCGTATGGAGTTAAAGGCAATGATTTGCGCCCTTGGATATGTAGAGTCTCATCCAAATGACCAGTTTATTATTTATTCTGATAGCGCTTATGTTGTCAATAGTTGCAACTCTTGGATGCGGACATGGGCGGCTAATGGATGGCGTAACTCAAAAAAGCAAGAAGTAGAAAATATCGATTTGATGAAAGCAATATGGAGTTACATTTCGCGCCCATTTTTCAACGCAGAAGTTCACAAATGCGACGGGCACTCAGGTGATATAGGTAATGAATTAGCAGATGCCTTAGCTACTGGCAATCATAAGAAATATAAAGAGCTTATTGAATATTGGTTTAAACCAGATGACGATCCACTTAGACAATCAATTGATTTCTTTATTTGACAAAACTAAAAAATTTGTATATAATATAAATGTAATGAGTTAAGAAATGAAAAAAGTGGTGTGTGAAAGGTGCCGCCTGACAACTTAAATTTCGACAGGTAAAATATTAATAAACAGCCACCTCATTACTTATACTGGGGAGTCGTCGAAAGGTCAAGACCGTGGTCTCTAAAACCACAGACGTAGGTTCGATTCCTACCTCCCCTGCCAGATAGAGAAGCTCCTTTGAGAGAATCAAAGGAGCTTTACCATTATTAACAAGGAGTAAGTATGAATAAACAAAAATTAGATGCCTATTTACGTAAAGAATTTCGTCGTATAGGCAAAAGCATGAAGCGCGAAAAAGCAAGATGCGTGCGCCTTTATCCGGACTGGCGCGACGATGAATTTAATATGTTAGATAATAAATTTATATGGGGATATAATACAAACCCTATAATTACACCTTCGTTCTGCTCTTGGGATGATGCATATATTTATTATAATCGAGCTGATAAAAAATACTATATGACAATAGATACAGGTTTTTATGACACCCCTTATACTGAAGAAGCTGTTCGGATTGAAGGCGAACGTCTCGACCGAATCGAAAATGCTTTTAGAAATTTTTTGACTGAAAATGGGTATTCCACTTGTGCGCCCGTTTTCCCTCTTAAGGATCCAGCGCTGGAAGCATATTCGTTATCTGAATTATATGTTAAATTCAAAATAATGGTTGAAGGATATAGAATGTTCCGCTTAAATATAATATAAAATAAGCCATAGAGTTAATCTATGGCTTTTTGAATTGAAAAAATATAAAAAATATGTTATAATATATTATAAGTAAATAAAAATGAATAAAATAAAATAAAGGAGAAAATATGGCAGATAGTAAATTATATACTAAGGACTCAATCGAATCTTTATCGCCGCTAGAATTTACTCGTCTTAGGCCAGGGGTATATGCAGGAGACACGACCTATGCAACTCAGCTCTTGGTTGAGATAATTTCTAACTCGGTTGATGAATTTAGATTGGGTCATGGTAATCAAATCGATGTAGAGCTTCGAGATGCTAAGGTTAGAGTTAGAGACTATGGTCAGGGCTTCTTGGTAAATGAAAAGCGCGATGATGGTAAAACTATCCTAGAGGCAGCTTTCTCAGTTCTGAATACCTCCGGAAAGTATCGAGAGGATGGAACTTATGAAGGAACATCATTAGGTAGCTTCGGTATTGGCTCAAAGATTACTACATTCCTTTCTCATTGGTTGCGCGTTGTAACTATTCGAGATAAGAAAATGGAAAGCGTCAATTTTAGAGAAGGTGTATTCGATCAGCGAGTAACGGGCATTGAAAATAAAGAACCTACAGGTACTATTGTAGAGTACGAACCAAGCGAAGAGTTCTTTACTCATCCAGAAGTAGAAGTGTCTAAAATTCATTCTTTATTTGAAACAATCACTTGTCTTTGCCCTGGGTTAACGATTAATCTTGATGATAATGGAAAGAAAACTGTTTATCATTCAACTCGTGGATTAAATGATTTAGCAGATAAAGCAGTAAAAGATAAAGAAATAATCAATAACAGATTTTCTATGAATTTTAGTGAAGGAAAAGAGAAAATGGACTTTATCCTCACTTATACCAGCAATTATTCCTCTACTCTGGTTCCATATGTGAATACTGGACTTACAGAGAAAGGACCTCATATCACACAGATTAAGACAGTACTCACAAGAGAATTTAATAAGTTCTTCAAGGAGAAAAAGTGGTTGAAATCTACTGACGAGAATCTGTCTGGTGATGATATCCAAGAGGGAATGTATATTGTATTTAATATTACTGCACCCAATGTATCTTATGATGCACAGGTTAAGAGTAATATTACTAAAATTGGTATGACAACCTTTACTCAGGCACTCGCAGAGAATTTAAGTATTTGGTTGAATAATAATGAAAAGGAAATCAAAGTAATTGCAGATAAAGCAATTAATGCAAGAAAGGCAAGAGAAGCTGCTAAAAAGGCGCGAGACGCGGCTCGTGGCGACAAAAAAGAAAAGAAAAATAAACTTCTTAACCTTCCAACAAAACTCGTTGACGCAAATAGCAAAAACAGGCTTGAATGTGAGCTGTATATCTGTGAAGGCGATAGTGCCGCAGGTGGATTGATTAAGGTTCGAGATTCTGAAACACAAGGCATTTTTCCAATCCGTGGAAAATTAATCAATCTTTACAAGAATTCTCCAGAGAAAGTTCTTGCTAATGCAGAAGTAAATAATCTAAAGAAAGCTCTTGGTCTTGATATTGATCCTCGAACAGGTAAATTGATTTATGATACTTCAAAGCTTCGTTATGGAAAAATTCTTACAGCTTGTGATGCAGATCCTGATGGCATGGCTATAAAAAATCTTATATTAACTTGCCTATGGACTATTTGTCCAGAGCTTATTTTAAATGGTCACGTTTATGTAACAGTTCCGCCTCTTTATAGAATCACTAAGGGAAAAGATAAATATATCTACCTTAAAGATAATGAGGAGCTAGAGAAATATAAAAATGAACATCGAAACGAGAAGTTCGTTATCAACAGAAACAAGGGACTTGGAGAACAGGATAGCGAAGAATTAGAGCCCTGCTTACTAAATCCTGAGACTCGCAATATCAATCAGATTATAGTTCCCGATAAAAAGCAGGCAGATATTATGTTTGAAACATTAATGGGGACTGCTGTTCCTCCAAGGCGCGCATGGCTATTGGCGCACAGCGAAGAAGCAAGCGATGGATTGTGGTAATAAGGAGAATAAAAAATGGATAATAATAAACAAATAAACATATGTGATGAATTATCAAATAACTTTATAGATTTTAGTTATGAAGCCAATTCATGTCGTGCTTTTGCTGACGCAAGAGACGGCTTAAAACCAGGTCAACGCGCTTGTCTTTGGGAAATGTATCATAAAGGATATCTTTCTTCTAAACCAACAGTAAAAGGCGCAAAAGTAGCTGGCGCAGTATCGGGTAACTGGTGGCCGCACGGAGATGTAGCTATCTATGAAACTTTTACTCGTATGTCTCAGCCATGGATTAATAATGTTCCAGAAGTAGACTGGAAAGGAAATAATGGTTCTCAAATTATTCCTGACTCAGCCGCTTCTTCAAGGTATACAGAAACTCGTCTTTCAAAAGCAACTGAAGAGGGTATGTTCCATGCTATTAAAAAGCGAGTAGTAAAAATGATTCCCAACTATTCTGAAGACGATGAATGGCCAGAGGTTCTTCCTGCGATTTTCCCTCGCTTAATGGTAAATGGATGTCAAGGAATAGGAAGCACAATAGCAAACGTATGGTTGCCGCATAACTTAACTGATATAGGAAATGTTATTCTTAACTATATTGAAACTAACACTGTTGATTTTACAGGCTTAGCTCCAGATTTTCCTACGGGATGTCAGATAATTAATAAAAACGATTTAGCGCCTATTTATGCAACAGGCAAAGGCAAAGTCACACTTAGGGCAAGAGCAGATATAGTAAAAGACCATATCTATTTTAGAGAACTTCCTTATCAGGTGTATGTTGAGCCTCTTATTGAAAAAATTAAAGAGCTTGCATCAAAAGGCGAAATCACTGGCGTAGATGCGGTTTATAATAGAAGTAGTAAAAAGGGTATTGAAATAGATGTAGAATGTGGTGAAAATCCCGATGCAGTATTAAAACAGCTGTATTCTAAGACTGATTTACAAAAATCATATAGCGCAAACCAATGGGCGCTTGTGGGTAAAACTCCAAGACTTCTTACTCTTAAAGACTATTGTGAGATTTATGTAGACCATAATTTACTTTGTATTCAAAATGAAGCACAGTTTGATTTGGAAAAGGCGCAAGATAGACTTCATATCGTTGAAGGACTTCTTCATGCATTGGAAGATATCGATAACATTATCGCGCTCATTAAGACATCTGCAAGTGCGGCGGCCGCTAAGGATGCGTTAATCGCCACCTATAAGTTCTCTGAAGCACAAGCAAAAGCTATCGTAGATATGAAACTTGGTAAGCTCGCTGGACTTGAAAAGGTTGAGCTGAATCAAGAGGCAAACGAACTCCACAAAGAAGTTGAGGAATTAAATACCCTCTTCCTTAACGAAACCAAGCAGCGTGAAGTATTGCGCGAACGCCTTACCGCATTCATTAAGAAATATGGTGACTCACGCAGAACTGGTCTTGAGCAGATCGAGCTTCCCAAGGTAGAGAAGGAAATCGAAACCGTAGTACCTGAAGACTGCGTAGTAATAGCGACACAAAATGGCGATATTAAGAGAGTGCCCGCCGCATCTTTTAAAACGCAAAAGCGCAACGGCAAAGGCGTAAAGACAACAGATGACGCAATCCTTGACATGATTTCTACCAACACTGTCGATACTTTAATGTTCTTTACTGATAAAGGTAAAATGTATCGTCTATTGGTAGATAAAGTTCCTACTGGCACTAATGCTTCGAAGGGCGGACGCATCGGCGCCTTGATTAATATAGAAGCAGATGAAAAAGTAGTAGCTATGACTTCACTATATCGCAAGAGTCAAGCAGAATATGTTATCTTTATTACAAAGCAGGGACTTTTCAAAAAGACAAAGTTAGAAGAATATCTCCAAACAAAACGAGCAACAGGTATTACCGCAATTAAGTTTAAGGAAGGTGATTCACTTGCTACTGTTACTTTTGCTAATGAAGAAGATTTTATCATTCTTACAAAACAAGGAATGAGTATTCGCTTTGAAACGAAAGAGATTGCTCCTATTGGGCGCGTAACCTCTGGTGTAAAGAGCATTAAATTAAACGAGGGTGATGAGGTTTTAACTGGTTTGCCTATTAAGCATAAGACTGATACTCTTGCAACATTTAGCGCGAATGGTATGGGGCGCAAGACCTTGCTTGAAGAATTCCCTGTCCAGGGTAGAGGTGGCAAGGGCCTAAAGATAGGAAGTGGAGACCTGGCTGGCGCAGCGTTGATTAGCGATGAAGATAATCTTCTCATAGTCGGTTCGCCAAATAGCATCTGCATATCAGCCACTGAAATTCCGCTCTTAGCGCGCACGGCGCAAGGTAATATAATGATTAAAAATAGTACCATAAAAGGAGTAATTAAAATATGATAACTGAAAATCAACAATATATGGAAACTTTGGGAGCGGAATTTTCCGCTCCCGATATCCGAGATTATCGTATTGATAGTTCTAGTCTACAATCAGAATTTCCAGCTGAATTTGAATTACCAATGCCACCTGTTAAGAATCAAGGATCAGTTGGCTCTTGCGTAGCTCATTCTATTGCTTTAGTAGCAGAATATTTTAATCAACAACAATATGGCATCGCAAATGAAATAAGCGTTGGCTATATTTATGGCAATAGAGTGCCTCCATTAAATAAAACTGCTGGCATGATTACGCGTTTTGCAATTTCCAATTTTTGCGCAGATGGCGCTCCTACATTCAATGATTTTCCATTACATTGTGAAGTCCCAGATATTATTACCGCAGTAGAAAAGGCTAAAGACTCATTGGACGCACTCGCGCGCCAATTCCGTTTTACCTCTTATATTAAAGTATCAAAAGAAAAAGAAATAAAAACAGCATTAATGCAAGGCTATCCTGTTATTATTGCAGTGGACTGGTATAATGATATGAAAGTCAAAGATGGAGTTATAACCTCTAATTTCACCCAAAAGTCTGGCGGCCATGCGATGGTGCTTTATGGTTGGGATGAAAACGGTTGGAAAATTCAAAATTCTTGGAGTGTATTTTGGGGTAATCAAGGTCGTGCCGTTTGGCCCTATGATTTTAAGTTACGTGAAGCTTATGCTATTGTTGATACTGAGACCACTCCATTAAATATTAAAAAGCCGTTTAAAACCCAAAATAAGTTTTTACGCACTTTAGTTAAAATTGCCAATAAGATATATAGTGTCTTTTATAGCTTATGGTATAGAATAAAACATTAAGAGGGTTATATTAACCCTCTTATTTTGATTTTTTATTAAAAATATGTTATAATTTATTATAAGAATGAAAAAGAGGAGAAAGAGAAATGGCTAATTATACAAGAATGAAAGAGCTTATTGAGTTTCTAAATCATCATCAAGAGCTTTATGATAAAAGTACCCCTGCAATTAGCGATAAAGAGTGGGATGATGCCTATTTTGAATTAAAGAATCTTGAAGAAGTTGCTGGAGAAAGCCTACCTGGATCTCCAACTCAAAAGATAAGATATGAAGTTGTATCGGAGCTTCGCAAAGTATCTCATGATGAAGACTTTCCTATGCTTTCTCTTGATAAGACAAAAGAGATTGCTGATATCGAAGATAAATTTGGAAATAAGCAATGGATTGCAATGGCTAAATGTGATGGTCTATCATGTCGTCTTATCTATCAAGGCGGGCGCCTAATTCAAGCGGCTACTCGAGGCAATGGCGAGGTGGGAGAGGATATCACACACAACGCTAAAGTTGTAAAAAATATACCCAAGTGGATTCCGCATGATGGCAGACTTGTAGTCGATGGAGAGATAGTCTGTTTTTCGCAAGACTTTGCACCTTTTGCAGAGGAGTATGCTAACTCAAGAAACTTTGCGGCGGGTAGTATTAGATTGCTTGACAGCGCTGAGTCTGCAAAGCGAAATTTGAGTTTTATTGCGTGGGACTGTATTTATGACGATAAAAGTGAAAGTAACTTTTTATCAGCTCAACTCGAAGATTTAAGTCTTTATGGGTTTGAGGTTGTCTCCTGGAGCGTTTCAGGAAGTCAATCTATAACAGAAGCAATAGATAGTTTAAAATGGGATAGTGAAAGAATAGGCTTACCTATTGATGGAGTGGTTTTTAAATTAAATAATAAAAGCGAATACTATGCCACTGGGATTACCGCCCATCATCCAAAAGCGGCAATTGCGTTTAAATTTTATGATGAAGAATATGAAACCGAGCTATTAGATATTGAATGGAGTATGGGTAAAACGGGAGTGCTTAGTCCAGTTGCTATTTATCGAGAAATAGAAATGGAAAATACAATGTGCTCAAGAGCAAGCCTTCATAATATCAATACTTTAGTCGAGATTCTTGGTGAATATCCCTATGTAGGACAAAAAATAAAAACATATAAGGCATTAATGATTAATCCTCAAGTAAGTTGGGGGGAAAAAGCGGAAGAAATATTTGGCGCGGATCCGGGTTATTATCTTAACGATCCAGAAATTAAATTCTTATTTCCACCTAAGAAATGTCCAATCTGCGGCGCGCCAACAGAAATCAGAGAGAGCGATAGTGGAACTATTGAGCTGTATTGTTCAAGTGATACTTGCGAAGGAAAGCTCATAAACAAGCTAGACCATTTCTGTGGTAAGAAAGGTCTCGACATTAAAGGCTTGTCTAAAGCTACCTTAGAAAAACTTATTGACTGGGGCTGGATTACAAGAGCAAAGGATCTATTCTATCTATACCAATGCGAGTCTGAGTGGATTAATAAGCCAGGATTCGGCGCAAAGAGCGTAAAGAAGATTTTGGATGCTATTGAAGAGGCGCGTCACACGACACTTGAGAAGTATTTAAGCGCGATTAGTATTCCGCTTATAGGGAAGACTTATGCACGTCAGTTGGCGCAGATATTTGAAACTTATCAAAACTTTAGAGTATCTGTAACTCCCGATCCTATCACTGGTATTAAACCTTTTGACTTTACACAGATTGATGGATTTGGTCCAGCAATGCATGAGGCAATCATGAGTTTTAATTATTATGAGGCAGATAGAATGGTTGATATGAATATCATTGACTTTGTCGAAGAAGAAGGCGCACTGGAAAATTCTGGAAATGCGCTTGAGGGTAAGATTTTTTGTGTCACGGGTCGAGTCCATATCTGGAAGAACCGAGACGAACTTTCAGCGGCAGTGACCGCCGCAGGTGGCAAGGTAACATCATCAGTCTCTTCAAAAACCGATTATCTCGTAAACAATGATGTTACAAGCACATCATCAAAAAATCTTAAAGCAAAAGAGCTCGGTATTCCAATTATCACTGAAGAACAGTTACAGGAGTTAATGAAATGAAAGTTAACATAAACTTAAAAGATTCAAATAGTCATGCGCCAATGAACCGAGAGCAGCGTAAGGCAATGCATAAGCGCCTTATGCCTAAAATTAAGCGCATTGTAGAACTCGAAAAGCAAATAAAAGCAGGCATTGATAAAGACGCAGCTGAAACTGAAATGACCCAAATCATTGAAAGCTGCACAATGATTGAGATGTTTGCCATCGAAGATTATATCTATAACAAGAATCTACTTGACAATCATTAAAATTTATTATATAATTATAATAACAATAGCAGAGAATAAAAAACTGCAAATATTAAGATATAAAAGGAGAATTAAGGCAATGGCTTTAAAAGACAATTCACTCACAATTTTTAACTATGTAAGAGAGCATGATGGAGAGGACTTTACTGCATAGGATATTTCAGAAGCAACTGGTATCGGTGTAAAGTCTGTAAATGGATGCCTCACAGCAATGGCAAGACACCACGATCTTATTTATCGTGAAGAGGTTGCTGTAACTGGCGGTAAGGTAAAATATATCCGTCTAACTGAAACGGGAAAATGTTTTGATCCTGAGGCAACGGAAGACTAATTAAAAAGGAAAATAAGGGGTAATTATGCAATTACCCCTTAAATTGTAAAGATGATAGTATTATGCGTAATATCAATTCTTCTTGGTGTGAGCGGTCTTGCTTATGGAGTATGGGTTAAAGCCACATCTGTAAAAGCTAATCGCTATACAGCAGAAGAAAATTAGAAACTAGAAGAACTCAATTAGTCATTACAAGCAACTCGCAAAAGCTTAGAAGCACAAAATAACTTATTGATAAAATCTAACAATGAAATTTCTCAAAAATATGAAGAGAACTGTAAAAAAACAAAAAATTCTTACGACGAATTAAATCAATTAACTCAATAGAAATTGTTGTTAATAAATGAAATTCAAAATAAGCAAATTGAAAAAGCAGGAATTGAGGCGCAAATTGCTGCTTTCAGCAGCTCTGTAGAGACAATGTCAGGTGACTTAAAGGCAGCTGCGCTCGCCTCCTTTGAACAATATTGTGAGACTCTTGATTATGAATATCAAAAACGCGAACAAGAGTTCGATATTGAAGTGGACACTCTTGATCAATTATATTTTGACAGACTTCAAGAACTTGATGCAAGAGAAAAAGGATTAATTGAAGAGCGACGTCAAGATATTGACACTCTTGTGCAATTATTTTATGATAAGCAATAGTCAATGTCTAAAGAATTACAAGAAGAAGAGGCGGCAATGCGCGCCGACCTAGACTCAATCCGCAAAGAGCTAGAAAAAATTCGTGCAACCAAGGCCGCCACAATGGAAGCACAACTTCGTGAAGAAGAAATTAAAAATCAAGCAACATTTTATACTCTTCAACTTAATGAGGCAGATAAGCGAGACGTGGCATATCTTCAAAGTATTGAATATAATCTACGCGAAGCAAGACCTTTGCGTATGCTTATATGGACTACTTTCTATAGAGATAAAGTCAATGACCTTGCGGCGCGCGTAGGTGCGTTGGGCGCCAGTGGAATATATAAGATAACACACATTGACTCTGGTATATCTTATATCGGACAAGCGGTCAATGTTGGCCGATGAAAAACTTTACCTAGTAGCTGCTAGGGGTCGCTAACTTATAGTGGCTAACGAGGAAAATATTTTTTAATAAAATACAATCTCGTGGGAAATTTTGATTAATCCATCTTCCATAAAAATAATATATATATGAACAACTGATGAATATAACATTATAGGAGGCATAAAATGCAAAAATTATTTTTATCTAAGATGACACCAAATGACATTATTAGCGGAATTTATAAAATTAATTACCCAAACGGAAAAGCTTACATTGGATAGGCTCAAAATATTCGAGCTAGACTTATGGAGCATAATTCTTATAGTCAAGCTGGACATGGTTCAAGAGAACTTCTATTGTGTGAGCAAAAAATGAAAGAATACAATATTATTATTGATGAGTTTGAATTACTTGAAACAGTTTCTGACTTATCGTTATTAGATGATAAAGAAAGATATTGGATTTCCTTTTATAAAACCTATATTAAAGATGGACACGGATACAATAAAACCCGAGGAGGAGACGCTTCGGGGAAACGAGGGACTGAAAATCCTAATGCAGCTTTAAATGAAAATCAACTTAAAGAAATAATTGATTTGTTAATTAATCATACAGAGTTTTCTTTAACAGAGATAGGTAATAAATATGGAGTAGGACAAGGTACTATATTAAATATTTCAACAGGTAGAACCTATGTTAATCCAAACTTAGTTTACCCATTAAGAAAAAATAATCATGACTCAGCGTGTAAGACAGAAGTTTTAGATTATTTTTCCTCCGAAGAAGAGCTAGTTAATTTAAAAGAAGATTTATTGTATCGTTGGGATTTACCAATTCAAGGTGGTATAGATATTAAATATAATATTCCAATCAGGGTATTAAGAGACATTAATAATGGAAGAAAATTTGCAGAAATAGGGAAATATAGTTATCCTATTAGAGCAAAAAACATTCGCAATAATCATAATTTAACTTTAGAGGATGTTTAGAATATTTTAGATCTGTTACGTAATACTAATACTTCTATGGATAATATTGGTGCACAATATAACATAGGGCGTTCAACTATAAGTAATATTAATTTAGGAAAAACTTATATTCTTAAAGATTATGATTATCCTGCTAGAAAATAATGGATTAATTGAAAAACCTGTATCGACTATTCCCTAGGCCTTATGGGCGGGGAAGTAGGGCTATTATTAGCACATAGTAGTATTTTAGGAAACGAAGTACTTTAAATGCCGAAATGGTTTCCTGTAATAAAAATTACAGTAAAAAATAGTCAAAATTAATGCAACATTAAAGAGCGCTGGGTAACGCATGTCAAATGCAGCTTAGGTATCGATACCCCTGTAACAAGTCAACTTTATGCATTTACAAAAGAAAAGGGTATTGATAACTTTACTTTTGAAATACTTGAAAAATGTAATATCAATGAATTAAATGAAAAGGAGAAGTTTTATATTGACCTCTATCAGACATATGATTTTGGACTGAATAAAACTCGCGGAAATAGTTAAATGTATATTAAACTAGAATGGACAGATGAAATTGGTGATATTGAAGAAAAAGAGTTTTGGTCTTGGGGAGACTGTTTTAGCTTTGTTTTTAAAATGTACGACCAAAAATGGAAGAAAATACGCAAGGAGTTAAAATTGAAATGAAAGTAGATATTTGGATAACAACAGACGAAGGCGCAGAGTATCATGCTGAAAACCTAAGCTGGAACGAAGCTTGCGCCATAATAGTAGATAAGCATAACCAAGAAGAACTGTTTAATCTACTTAATAATGAAGTTATTAAAGATTATATAAAGGATGTGGCAAATGAAAGTAACAAGAATTGAAATCTCTCTTGAATGGGAGGATAGCGGCGAATTTGAGCATGAAACTTATGAAGACTCTTTTGATGATGCAATTCGCGTACTAAAGAAAATGAAAAAGAAATATCAAGATGGAATAAAGGAGGAATGGGATTAATGAAGTTTAAGAATACTGAGGTTTTTAACTTTGAAGGTGCTTTACGTGGTATGAGAAATCCGCTTAATAGCTGGGCTAAAAGCGATTCTATTTTGTGTCCAGGTAGTTGTGATAATTGTGATAAATGGCGTCTTGATTGGTCAGTGTGTCCAGGCAATATGCTTAAAGGGGCTTTTGTAATCGGACCTAATGATATGGATCTTTGTCGTAGACTAATCAATGGAGGTCCAGAACATCGTAAATTTCTTAGACAAATCTTCGTGAGTGTAGATATTACTGCTCCTCTCTACTGGCTCAAGGAGTTTGATACCTACCGTATTGGAGTAACCGAGAATTCAACTAGCACCATGCATAAACTGGCAAGCACTCCAATTACGCTTGAATGTTTTGAGACTGATGATTTTACTAACTTCGCGGATATTGATGAAACATTAAATCCAGATACTATTATTGCTTATTGTGAAACCTTGCGTCAAAAATATCTTGAAACAAAAGATAAGCGATATTGGAAAGAGCTTATCCGTTGGCTGCCCAATGGTTGGCTTCAAACGCGTACAGTAACTATGAATTATGAGAATCTTCGTAGTATGGCTCATCAGCGCGCCGGACACAAGCTCTCTGAGTGGCATACTTTCCTTGAGTGGGCGAATACTCTTCCCTATGCAAAAGAGCTAATCTTTGATTAATTTATTGATTTTTTATACAAATTTAATTATAATTATTATATAAAATGAATAAAATAAATAGAAATGGAGATAAATTAATTAAATGACAAACAAAGAAATTTTTATCAACACAGTAGAACAACTTATTGCGCATAGCAAAGATATGATTCCTACTGAAGCTATTGAATACCTTAATCAGCTTAAAGCAACACCTGAAAAGGAGAAGGCTCCTTTTACTGAAAATGGCGCAAAGGTTCTTATTTGGATGCAGGAGAATTATGAGTCTTATAACAATATTCTCAAGGCAAAGGAAATCGGTGATGGACTTTTCTGTTCTTCGCGCACAGTGTCTGGTGCTATGAGAAAGCTTATTACTGACGGTTATGTAAGCAAGACAGAAGGAACTCCTACTTGTTATTCGCTTACAGAACTTGGGATGAGCGTAACGGTAGTAGTTCCAGAAAAGAAAACCAAGGATGAAGAATAATGAGAGATTTTATAATTTTAGCAATTTCTTATATACCTTTTCCTGTTTTAGAGGAGTATCTTAAAACAAGAGGAATAACTTGCTATAATGAAGATGGAAGCTCTCGTATGACTTATGAAGTAGTTAATGATATAATGCAGCTTCTACTTGACTAAATAAAAAATTTTTGTTATAATAAAGATATTGGACAAAAATATTAAATAAGTAAAATAATTAATAAACAAGGAGAAAGAAATGAAGTACACAAAGAATTCAATTACAATTCAAGGAAGAGTTTACAGTTTTGGAGAAGCAAATGGAAGAAATATGCTTGAAGTAAAGACTGTAAAGAATGAAAAGTCTGAGAACTTCGGTAAGGAGTTTATTGCAGGAACTATCCAGGTTGCAGTAGATGAAGCAGGTCTTAATGTAATTCCTGTTCACTACACTTTTGTAACCCCCACCACAAAGAATGGCGGCACCAACAATACCTTTACCGCTCTTAAGGCACTTATCGATGGCGGTAAGACTTGGGTAAAGGACGGCAAGGATGCTGCACCTATGGTTAAACTCGAGCCTTCTTTTGCGCTCAATGATTTCTATATCAATGAGAATGGTGAAGATAAACTTGTCTCTCAGGTAATGCACGAGGGTGGTTTTGCAACAATCGTAAACACTCTTCCTGAGAACGAAGCAGAGAGAACTTATTTCCGCTGTGATATGGTTATCACAAATGTAACTCATGTAGATGAAGATAAAGAGAAAAACATTGATGAACATGTTGCTCTTCGCGGTGCAGTATTTAATTTCCGTAAAGAACTTCTTCCTCTTACCTTTACAGTTAAGAATCCTAACGGTATGAATTACTTTGAAGAACTTGGCGTGTCTGGTAGCGAGCCTGTTTACACTTGGGTTGAAGGTATTATTAACTGCAATACTGTTAAGAACGAGGTCAAGGAAGAGACTGCATTTGGCGGCGAGTCTGTAAGAACCTTTGAGCGCAAGACTAAAGAATGGCTTGTTGTAAGAGCTTCGCAGAATCCTTATGACTTTGGTGAAGAGGGTATTCTTACTGGAGAAGAGCTTACAAAGGCTATGCAGGATAGACAGGTTAAGCTTGCCGAGGAAAAGAAGAGAAGTGAAGAGTATAAGGCACAGAGAAATAATCCTGTAGCAGCGCCCGCCGCTCCTCAGGCAAAAGCTGGTGGCTTTAACTTCTGATAAAAAGAGGTAAGTGAAAATGGCAGATTTTAATTTACTTGATATTTAGCCTCATTAGGTTTCAAGAGATATGCGCGGTTATTGCGTCTTCTTCTATGGAGACGCAAAGACCGGTAAAACTACTACCGCGACTAAATTCCCTAATCATCTTTTGGCGGCTTTTGAAAAAGGATATAATGCAATTCCCGGCGCCATGGCACAACCTATTAATAGTTGGTCTGAGTTTAAAAAATTCTTGCGCCAGTTAAAGAATGAACAGGTTAAAGCTAGATTCGAAACTATTATCCTTGATACAGCTGATATAGCCTATGACTATTGTGAGAAATATATTTGCGCCAATGCAGTTCGTCCAGATGGCTCTATAGGCGTCGATAGCATCGGTGACATTGGTTACGGAAAGGGCTTCAAAATGGCAGCGCAAGAGTTTGATAGCGCGCTTCGTTCAATCCTTCAATTAGGATACGGCTTAGTAATTATTTCTCACGCGCAAGACAAAACCTTTAAGGATCAAAGGCAATGAGTA